CCTGATAAAACTTCTTTGTTTCTGGGTCAAAATATTTATCTTCTTTGAATGCTACCATTTTTCCAACAGCCTTTGGTTGGTGCATTTCACGAATGTTTCCACGGAATTTAGAGAATGCCTTAAGAGATGCTTCTGGGGTAACAATATCATTCTGCTTGTCAATGTTATCAAGCGTAGCAAATCCAGATACAATTCTGCGTTCTGCATCTACTTTTGTAAGAGGCATAGAGATACGGACATTATTTCCGTCAATGTCAAAATGTGCCTTCTGAATACTCATACTACTAATTATAGCCCCTTTTTATGAAAGTGTTATACAAATGATATTATACCACTTTTTTATGAGGAACGTCTCCCCTCGCCCTTTGGATTTCTACCAGCAGTGGTTGCAGTATTGTCTGCCTGTGCCTGTTGACGCTGTGCGTCACGAGTTCTGTTTTGTGCATTGTTTGCATTTGCATCTGCAGCCTGTCGTGCTGTTGGTTGAATCATAGAATCACTTTCTTCACGTTCTGGCAAGTTTAGAAGTTCACGAGCCTCGTTAGGAACCATGATTTGGTTCTTGACATAGTTGGTAAGAATCTGTGATTGAGCCAACTCATCAGTAAGTGTGAGTTCATTAAACTTAAATTCTAGAATATCTGTCTTTTCACGAATAATCTTATTAAGAATCTTTTCAAGGTTACGTTGTGCAGGTCTAGCAACCTGCTCCTTGAATGTACGGTCTTGTGCTAATGAGTCTGCAATTGTTGATGAACTGCTACCGCCCAACTTTGACAATGGAACTTGGTGTGCTACCAAGATATCATCACGATTCTGTTCACGATATTTTGTGAATGAACCTTCTTGGACACCGTTCTCAATTGGTTCCATTTTGAATTCAACCTTGTTGCTTTCTGTGTCTCCAGGAAGTGGGATATACAGGGTTCGGTGTGACTGACCCTTTAGACCAGTTTGTAGGAATCTAAATAGTTTATCTTCTGCTTCCTGTGTAAGTTGTGCACCTTTGAGGGTAACGATATAACGAGGAACAGCCTTGTTATTAAAGTAGTCAATGTTGTATTGTGAAGCAAGCATATCGCCAAGTAGCGATGGCATGGCAGCCAACACGTCTGGAACACCATAGAAAGTGTTTAGTGGAGAATATTCCTTAATGTGGATAATCTCATTAGGACGTGGGTCATCAGTAATATAGTTTACATTCTTTGCCCCGAAGTTTCTAAAGTAAACAACCTTGTTTGCAATAATCTGGACGTATCCGTCACGAAGTCTACGAACACGCATGGTTGATGCTGGAATATGACCAACATAGCCAATCTCTCCTGTAACGGTTCTACCCACTTCAATGTATCCATTGCCCATGGCGTGAACATCTGTAAATACCTTTTCAAGTACTGAGGTAAAGGATTCGTCTTGGTTTAGGCTCTCTAGCCAATCACGAAGTTGTACCTTAAGTCTTTCAATACGCTTGCGAGCACGAGCCATCTGGTCTGCAGAAGCAGCCTCTAGTTTAAGACTTGTTTTGTCAGAAACAATAAAGTCATAGCCAAGACCAACGGTGTTTTCAACTTTTGCATCGATAGCGGCATGATTAGCAAATGATGTGTCGTAGTAACTTGCTAATTCGTATAGGTTATATGGTGGAGTGATTACATCAAATAGTGAGTATGCGTTACGAAATACTACACCTGGATTAATTGCATTTGACTGTGCTCCATTAATACCAGTCTGAACTGCACCTGCTGATTCTAGGTATGCATCATCTCCAAGAGCCTTTGCCATCCTAGCACTTCTACGCTTGAAGTTTGTATTCATTCCAGCCAAAGTTTTGATATCATCCCAAGACTTTGTAAATGGGTCTAAGTCCGTAAACTGATTCTTATCTTCTGGCACTTCATCTAGACGAGCAGGAGTGTTGGCATATTCATAATAACTCACTAGTCATCACTTCCGAATTTATCAAATGTTTTCTTTGCATCGATTAGGGCACCAAGGTCTGTTTCTGATGGGATATATCCTTGAGCCATGCGGTCAATTTGTTCGCTATATTCTTCGTCTGATACCTTGCGAACATTAGGCATAAAGATTGGTCTACCATCTGGAAAGCCTAGCCAGGACGCTTCCTTCTGTAATAGGATAATTCTTGATTGGTCATCACGCATTGAGTCAATACTTAACGCATTGCCCTCGTCATCTGTTAGAACCTTGCCAGAACGCAACTGCCAGACATAAATCCCATAGTCTGAAAATGGCTCTTCTATAACGGAAATCTTTGTTTTGCCAATTTGGTTGGGCATGACAGGACCAATATCTTTGTTAACATCTATATTCATAACCACTAGTATACCATATTATAGAACATCAAGTGTTATTTCTGCTGATTTTGTATCAACATAATTAATGTATTCGTATGCACCAAGCCTAAGTCCTTGCCTAATATAATCATTGTCAATGATATTCTTATTTGTTCCAGTTAACATCTTGTAGTTTTCTGCCACATCTACCCCAAAAATATTATAGTAGTTTGGGATATATGAATATTGCCAAGAACCCTTTAAGAGTCCTGCTGTTGTAATTGACGTATATGATGAGCCAACTGGATTATATGGAATGTAACTTATGGATGTTGAAGACGGAACATCTATAACAAATCTGTTTGAAATCAATGAGTAGTCGTTATAATATGATACTTCATATGTAGTTGGATTTATTCCAGATATCTCTATTTGTTCTCCCTCAAAAAGATTATGTGGTCCAGTGGTAGATAATGTAACAGTACTTCCAGATGATGTAACAGATTGTGTTGGAATGGTTACTGCCCAGTTGTTTCCATCTATATCTGACCACAGTAACTGTGTTGATTTTTGAGTATTTTCAATTTCGTTAGCATTCTGGAAAGACAGACTATTTATTAAAACATTTGTAGACTTTATTTTTAGTTTTCCAGTATTACTTGAAACATCTACTGGATATGCAAAAGCAATTCCAATCGAATTCCATTCATTAAGACCTACTACTGGGTTAACAACTCTTTTACCATTAACAAAAAATTGTGGAACTCTGTTTGACGTAGAACTTGTAGAGAATGAAATTTTGGCTTTTGTGTTTGTGGCATCTGTAGCAACTATAGTAAAAATATGTTTTCCTTCATTTGATTCTAAGACCAGAAGGTCTTGAGATGTTTGACTTATTTTATTCACATATAGGAACATTTGAATAGAACCAATTTTAGTATTTGGAGTCTTTGCTTCATTTATTTTTATATACAGTCCTCTGTCAATAGAGTTGGAGTATGTTCCAGTTACTGAGAAGCCAGAAGTTTCATTTAGATAAAGATATGGGGTGCTATCTTTGTAAATCATATATGGATTTTGAGATTTATAATCGTATCCAGTAGATGTTTGTGTATATGGATAGATACCAGAACTATATTTTGTACCAATAATATTTTCAGAAGTTGCATTAAATGCTTTGGCTGCTACCTGAATATACTTAAGTTTGAGTGGCTTTAAGTTTATGCCTGGGACTTTTGCCTCCACATGTATAACCATTGCGAGTAAATTTAGGTCTACATTTGTTGGAGGATATATGACTGTGTTATCCGTAATTTCATATTTTGTTGTAGAACTATATGTAGATGCATCAACTACGTTGTTTGAATTAGGTGAAACTAATGTTGCAAAACTAGACAACTTTGCATTTGCTCCAGAATACATGTTTTGAAATGTTATATATGTTTTTACAATTGATGCAGATGTATCATAGTTAGAGCCAGACAGTGTTGTTGGTTTTGGATAATCTATATTGAACTGAATCATATCTAGTGACTGTATACTATCCCCCAACGCATTTGTAGCGGTAGTTGCTAATTTACTTAGTGGGATATAGTCTTGCCAATAAGATGATGTAGCAATGTCTAAAGATATTGTGTTAAATATATTATTTGCTATAAGTGTGTACGTTGCTGTTTTAGGCAAAAGTGTACTTTGGCTTGCCCCACTTGTCAATATACCAGAAGTTGAATCAAATAAAGATAGGATATCTTCCGAGTCAGATGATGATGACAATCCTATTTTATAGATATACCCTGGAAATGTTTTGGTTAAACTGGTGTCACCACCAACATAAATATATAATTTTGATTTATTACTAAAAAATGTCTGAATATCCATATTTGTAGACAAAGTTTGAATGTTTATACCAACAGCAAATTTAGAATTTGTTGTTATTGTTTTTGAATTATCTAAAGTTGTTAGTACCCCATTATAATAAAATAAATAGGATATTGTTGTTCCATTTAAGATTATTTGTAGATAGTCTCCAGTTTGATAATTTTGTATTTTTATCAGAGATTGGTCTGTGGCTGAACTAGAAAGTGATTTAAATACGCCATAAATACACGAAGAAAGATTATCATTTGGATTATAGTTTGAAATTGTAATATAAGAGTTGTTGCTTGACCAAGACCTTCCAGAACCAGAAACAACTGATGCTGGTCTTAGTGTTAGGAATGTATCTGATTCTCCAGATACAACATTTGTTTCATAAATATCTTTAAGGATTTCATCTTCTGTATAGGTAGTTGTATATATGTTTGGTATATCATATTTTCTTGGTGCCAATGACTTGTTGTCCAAAACAAAGTTGTCTATATATGTAGCCTGTTCCCAAGCATTATCTATTTTAGGATAATTATGATTTGTAGTATATTGTGATTTTGTATAATCCATAACAACTGTTTGCGATTTAGACGAATTAAAGATTGCTGGCAAAGATACCCCTTGTGCATAAATAAATCTTCTTTTTGCCAATGTTTCAGAGACACGGTATGGGTATATTGCTATTGAATCTACTTCAACCGATGGCACTGACGTAGAATATGCATAAATACCAATCCAGTCCTGACTCTTTGAAGAGCCATCTAATTTTGCTGGAAGAGATAGTGATGCATTATCTATTTGCATAGATATGACCTTATCTCCATTAATAAGTAGATTTGCGTATCCATCTCCAATTTGAATATCGTACAATGCTGGACTATATGGTTCTGACAAGTAGAATGATTCAAATGAATTTCCAACTTTTAGCATTACAAATTCATTGTTTATATAGAGTCCGTCAGTGGATGCTAATGGCCCTAACACTCTTTTAAATGTTGATGTATTTACATTAAATCGCATCAATGCTTCTATTGTTAGTTCTTTATACCTACCACTTTGATTTAGAAAGCCAAATCCAGGGAATATGAAAGATGGTTGATTTGCTGTATCATTTGGATAAACAACCATTATATTTTGAGAACCAAAAGACATTGGGATACATGTGTTTTTTGCATAAATTACGCTTCCAGAACCAATATAATATGCACTATATTTTTGGTCTCCATAAGATTTTGTTTCTATACCAGATGTCATGGTTGTTGAAATGTTGTTTGGCAAAGATATAAGTGTTTGACCAAAAGATTCCCCATTAAACTTTTCTGAATCCTGTCCAACTGTAAGTCCGTTTATGTAGAATTCTGGAGATGGATTGTAATACGAAAAAGAAATTAAAAGTTTTTGACTTGTAACTGCTTCTTTCAAGGTAAAGGATATTGGAATCCAAGAGTTCAATGGGTATAAATTAGTGTCTATGTATTGTGTAAATACTTTTCCAGATACTACTGTTCCTCCAGAACCGCTACCCCAGTTCTGTCCATAAAGAAGTTTAAACTGATTTGCTGGTAAACCAGTAGTTACTATATTTCCAGCATTATCATAGTCATTTCCTCCAGCAAAAGTTCCAGATACGGTAACGTACTCTCCATTGGAATATGTGTGATTAGTCGATGTTGTGTAAATTGCATATCCAGCAGAATATGTTATTGACGAAATACTAAATGTATCTCCTGTTCCATAGCCAACATCGATGTATGTCTGAGATGTTGTTTTTACAAAAAATGATACAGTAAAACCAGACGATGTTGATGAGAAAGTTGAGGCAGAGGATAGATAAGTTTTTCCAAGAGCATTTGAGGTTGGAGTGGATGTCCCAACTATTTTTGTAACATAACTAGATGGGAATGGTGCTGTTTTGTCTGTTACAGATGATTTTGTTCCTGCTGTAATTGTCCAACCAGTCAAATCTCTTGTCGAATCTGATATTTTTGTAATATATTCCGAGCCTTCATCTAGCGACCATGCTGCAACAGGGTGCTCACTTATAAGTTTCTCTAAATAAAGATTTGATGGAGTAGTCATATCTTCTATTCTACCACATAAGAAAATGCCCTGCCGAACTAACGACAGGGCATCTCATCTATTTAGTTTTTATCTGGAATCTTGATTTCACAGTAATCGGTGGTACAGTAGGCTTCGCCTTGTGCTTCCAGATTATCTACACCATCATAGATAGCAGAGAAATCAATCTTTGCCAATCTACCAATGTAGTAGTCATAATCTTCTTCTGTAATTTCTGTATATGGTTGCTGTGGATAGACATCATTGCCCATTGATAGGAATGATACCGCCTTTAACTGACCCTCATACATATTTAGAACAGAAGTGATATGTTGTGTTTCCTTTTCCTTATCAAATGACAGGGTTACGGAAACTCCGTTGTCAGACCAGTACTTCTGGGCAGTAGCAGCAAGTGCTGTCTTCTCAAATAGAGTAACGTCCTTTTCTGCTCGCTTGTGTCCAGATGCAATTGGGAAATAGACTACGGAAGTATTTGCTGATACAAGGTCTGCTTCAATCTTGTACCCTGCTGCTCTGAACAAGTGTAGCATTGGGTCTTGGTTGCTAAAGCGGATTGCTCTTAGATAGAACTTTCCACCTGGACCCCAGTGAACACCAGGGGTAGCACCAGAAAGAATTGACACAGAACCAGATGGCTTAACAGTAGTTACACGAATTGATTCACGAACACATAGCCATTCTGAATACTTGTTGTCATAGAAGCGAATCTTCTTATAGCCTTCATCCATCCAATTACGGACAGTTGGAAGACCATGCTCATCAGCAAATGATGCGATACCAGTTAGAGATGTTCCGATTCTACGGTTTCTCTGCATGATACCGTTGGTCTGTTGCCAGTGTGTAGGAAGAAGTGTAACTGTCTTACCATACAAATAGGCAAACTTCAATGTACGCAAGAAGTCTTCCTTTGAATCGTGACGATTTAGGTGAACTTCTACAAGTGTACATAGTTCATATGATTCCAATGGCTGTTCTGCACATGGATTGAATCCCATAACACGGAAATCCTTTCCATCTGGAGCATCAGCCAAACGACCATAGTTTCTAGCAACATCTAGCCAGATAAAACCTGGCTCTCCATTGTCAGCAATTCGGTCAACATATTTTGAGTAATCCATGCCAACAGTTGCAGAAACTGAATTGTTTGACATCCAAGCCCATCCAGGATTCTCTGGGTCGTAAGAGTTACGTTCAGGGAATACTTCTGGATTCTTTAGGTTTAGGAAGTCATCGTCTCCTTCTGCCCCCAAAGCAAGGGTAGCAGAACGTCTGACGTTACCAGATACCACACAAGTACCAATAAGGTTAACCAAGTCAACAATGGCACGAGCATCTAGTGTCTCTCCTGCTCTAGAACCTAGAACATGAGAAATCTTTTCGTGTAGTTTGATTAACGGTGCTGGTCCAGATGCAACTCCACCAAATCCCTTGATTGGGGCACCTTCTGGACGTACTTCCGAATAATCAAACTTTTGAATATTTTGATTTGCACGAAGATATGAATTAATAAGCAAGCGAGTTGCTTCTACCCAACCTTCACGAGTATCGGGAACAATATAAGTTACTTCTGGCTCTGTTGGCTCATAGATAGCAAAGTTCTTGTCCTTGCCCAGAGTGTCAAAGCCAACACCAATACCTAGCATAAGTGCATCCATTACCCATGCAAACAGGGCACCTGGGTCATTTTTGTCTAGGTCTTTTGTAGATACCATTGCACAATTCTGAAGAGCCGCTGAATTACGCTTCTCCATTGTAAGTGGTGTACCAAATGTCCACATTCCACGACCTGGAGGTGTCCACTTTAGGTTAAACATACGGTCAAATGCTTCTTGAGCAGACTTTTGTGCTTTATAATCATTCCATGGGAGACGATTCTCCTTTGCATGGTTTTTCTGGACAGAATACATACCTTCAATAACTCTGCGT